CTCCAAAGTCAAACAATGATACCCTAAATCTATAGGCTAACTTTGGCATCAACAAACCTTGGTTACTAGCACTTTGGTCTGTGTTCAGCGGAACTGTAAATCTTGATAAACTTGCGATTGGCATTTAAATGCTCCTTTTTGTCTTATTTTGCTTGTGAACCGTAGTTACCGGCTGCAATAGCTCCAGTATTCAACAGTCTTAATGGAATGTAAATAAACTCCACTGCTTTGACTGGTTCAATAGCAATGTCTACATACAGTTCTGATTGATCAATTCTTGCAGGAGTATTGTTAGTTGAATCACAAACTACAACATAATCGTAGATAGCTCGTTGACCTACTAATTCTAATAGTAATCCTTCAATACTAGTTTTAATCTCTTTGCGGGTTTGACTATCATTTGGTTCAAACAAGAATGGTTTGCTTAGAATAGTTAACTGTCTGCGTAGATATCCAACTAGTCTTGCTACATTAATTCTATCTAAAGAACTTGGCGCATTTGCACGAGTATATTGACCCATGTTAACTAGACCAACTCCTGGCAATGTTGCAATAGGATTAATCTTAACACCCGACAATACATCACGGAGTCCTTGATATAGGCTTACAGTTTTAAACTCACCTAGACTATTGATATAACCTACTGAGCTTGCATTGTCAACAGTGCCACGGCGTGTACCTGCAGGTGCAAACCATAGATATGATTTGTTATCACTGTTAATAATAGTACGCAACATCATATGACTTGGGGGAACAACGATGTTATTACCTCTATTGTCATTGGTATAACCACTAGGATAAAATGCTGACATGTAGTCATCATATGTAACTAATGCTGAGTCATTATTATCAGCAGCCAATGCTGTATTATTACCATAGTTAGATAATGCTGTACCCGTTGGCTCTAAGCGGAATGGAGTGTCGGCAACTACAAACGCTGTTTGACCAATGTCTGTGTTAAATGCAACCATATCTGCAATTGTTTCTGGATATCCAGGTGTAGCAATCAAATTAAAGTTCAATGTATCTGTGTCACGGATACTTTGATTTGTAGTCAACATAGCTTTTAATGCTGTGGTCACAACACTGCGTTGTGCAAGTCTACCAAATGATCCAACTCCGTTGATATCATTAGGGCTAGCTGTAACCCAGCGATCTGGATGCTCAGAATTTGAAATATAATTTCTATGATATTTTTTAACATTATTGCCTGACCGACGAGTGTTAAACAATCTTGTTCCTGTTGGATATAACTGTGCATCAGGGGCATCGGCATCTACATAGTTAGTGACTAATAGATCAGCAATACTCATTGGATCGTATGATGTGCCATCATTGTATCGTGCATCGGCAAATATCCATCCACTAGGACTAGAATGATCTTGTACATCTTGTATTTCCCAAACTGTACCATCATAAACGTAAATGTTATGACCATACTCATCAGGCATTGATGTATCAATCCAAATGTCGCCAGCAGCCAGTGCAGTAGAGCCGTCGCTTTGCGTTGATGGTGCTGTAGCTTGAATCAACGGACCATTGGGATCTGTAGCAGGGAAAGCATGTTTATAACCAACCCATTCATTTCCTTCATTATACATGATATCTGCAACTAATGAGCTGTCAAACCATAGTGTGCCATCTGCTGGGGTTGTAAACGGAGCATATGAAAGTGCTTCATATACCAATGGCTTCCAGTTTGATGCTCGATAATCATACATATCACCTGCAGGAGCTGTATATAGATTAGCAGTAGTATCAGGTATGAATCCCATGTTAGCTAATGAATCGTTAGTATCTATAAACTCAATCTCACCTCCCAATGTGTGAGTGATTGTTAATCGATCTGCTATTGAATCCCATGTTGCTTTGATATTAATTAAGTCACTGTCAGTATTAATACTACTAGCAATTAGTTGGCCCAATGGTGTCGATGTGCTGGTGTTTAATCCTATAGTTACAGGAGTATTCCATGCCCCACTTGCTAGTGTTTCTCTAATAACAAATGATGTATTACTTGATATAGTTGCCGCACTAGCCGCTGTAATTGTTGTTGGTGAACTTGCGTATCTAATGTATAGTTCAAAATTACTATTTGTGCTAGTTGTGGCGGCTCCATTGTCATAGTCACTCCATACCATTACTGTACCAACTGGAATTTTACTTCCGCCACCTACAGGATCTAGTGCAACTATGGCAGCAGAAGTGCTTGGATAAATGTTAGCAGAAACAGAAGTCCAAGCCTCTGTAGTTCCGTTGTAATATTTTACATCCCAGTTTGCTCCGTTGCCGGGTGTCGTTGTTTTGATCCAAATACTACCAGTTTCGGCATTCAATGCACCAGTACCGGTGTTTGTAAAGTTAGGATATTGATAATGTGGGCTAATTGCTAGTGTCTTACCACTATCAAAAGTATTTTGTACAACTACCCAGCCTGTTATTGATTTGTAAAATAATTGGTTTTGATTTTCGCTGGTTACAGCCATGGCATAATCGCCAACTGATCCAAATGTTGATTTTGGAACTCCACCATTGGCCAATAAATCAGTAAGTTCTGAAATGTTACTGTTGTCAATGATCAACGGAGTTTTAACTGTGAATTTTTTAGTAACGCTATTCCACTCGTTGATACCGAATAAACTATTTGAAGTATCCACCCAGTATGTACCTGCCACTGCTGTACCTTCTGGTGCTGTACCACTTGGAGTTAATTGTCCTAGGTCAACATCAGCACGAACAACATAGGCTTTGCTACTAACACCTAATACACTATAGGCTGCCTGTAGACCGTATTCACTAATCTCGCTACCATTGATTGGATTATTTTCTGCGTCAGTTTCAAAATATGGAGTACCAAATGTATCAGTTAAATCTCGTTGGCTGGTAATGACCCAGACTGTTCCAGCATTTGCTGAAGTTGTTCCTTGTGCTATACCTGTGCCGCTAGCATTTTGTTTATCTTGTGCCGTGGCCACAAATACCATTGGAACTGTTCCAGGTGCCGCAGGATTATAGAAACTTTCGTTTACTACTGTTACACTTACGCCTGGTGATTGTAATGTTGTCATCTTAAAAACTCCTTAGTGGATTACTTTGTTTTATTTAGTCGCGGATCCAAAAAAAATCCATAAATATCATGATATAAAAAGGGCATAAAAGGGCACATGCGTAATCTATGTAAACAATGCGGTCAAAGACCTGTGGCCATAAATTATTACAAAGAAGGCCAGGCGTTCTATAGATCAAAATGTGATCATTGTGCTCGCGGACATCAAGAATCAAGGCCGCTATGGGCCTTGTATGGTTATAAGAAAAAATCAGTTTGTGAAAAATGTAGTTATGCTTCTAGACATGAAGAACAGTTTAATGTTTTTTATGTTGACGGAAACTTAACCAATAACAGAGTTACAAATTTAAAGACAGTTTGTGCTAACTGTCAACGTATACTACACAAAGAAGGAGTTAAGTGGCGACAAGGAGATTTGCGCCCTGACTTCTAAATTAAATCTAAAGCAAGTTTTGCACTTAATGGCAAATCAGCAGATGGTAATATATCTTTGATCTGTATAAACAAATCGTCAATGGTACCGTTATTGTCTAATACATGATCAAACTCTGTACCTACCCATGCTGTTTCGCTGGCGTGTATTTTTAATCTTTCTAATTTTGCTCGGCTCAATGCCCAGGTTGTATTACCATTGGGACCACGGTTAGTACTAATAGCCGCATCATACCATTCAGGTTCCGGTCCACGAACAACACGAATTACAATACCGCCTGCATCTTTGATTGATTTAATTTCATTAGGAAAACGGCAATCACTGATAACTATGTCATCCTTCGAGTTGCGTAATTTATTCTCTAATGAAGCAATCCAAATATCATTATGAAATGCTTTTCGACAAACTTCTGTACCCCAAAATTGCAGGATCCAGCGAGGTGTTATGTCCATACCAAGGCGTTGACTCCACCATTCATCTCGTTGTTCGCGCCATTCACGGGCTTGTTTTGTACGGCCCTCTAGCATAGTTCGGTCCCAACCAAACACTTGTGCTACTGCATCTTTAAGACTATTGGCAAAAGATTCTCTGCGAAATCCATGAAAATTTGTCAAATAATCTGCAATAGTGTCCTTTCCCGAACCAATAAAACCACACACACCTACAATCATAGCGTCTCCTTGATACTATAATTTATTACAATTAGATTATGATGTCAATATTTTATTAACCAATTTAGCCGGTGATCCAGGTCAGGGGCGAACCGCCATCTTTGTAGTTGATTAAGTCTTGCTCTAGCATTTCAATTTCAGCTTTGCCTTCAGCTTTGAGTGCGGCACCGTTCAATTGTGTGCCTCCCTGGGGACTTGTGATTGTCGCAAATTTTTCGCGAGCCTCACCTAGCATAATCTTACAGGTTGCAAGTGCATAATCACGCAACCACTGTTGTGCATAAGGATCTTGTAACAGATTAAAATCTGGACGATAGTTGCTCATCCAAACTAATAATTCTTCTTCAGCTCGGGGGCGTTGCATGATAGTCAGCAATTTTGTAGTAGGATTAAAAGTAAAATTTATATCGCTACCAAACATTTTACCGACCTGTTTTTGGTATCCAGCAAAGGCATAATAAGTAGCTAGGCCACCCATGTTTGTTGATGCAAGCAAATATGTATTACTATAGGCTAGGTTAAATGGTTCAAACAATGTACCCCCAGCACCGCCACCGGATCTTGAACCAATGCTTCTACGGAACAATTGACGCACACTCATTACTTCTTTGGGCATGTAATAGTCTGTGACATCGACTTGAATAGTTAAGAATCCAAAACTTTCTTCAACACTATTACTACTGCGTTGACGAAATTTTGCCAGCGCACGACCGATTGCGGTATTATAATGTATAGGGTCCAATTCGACAT